TTACTCGTTGGTGCTGGTGGCAGGGATAATTTTCTGCCAAATTGCTGACACATATTTTGCCTGATGGCGCGCATCAGCCAGGGCGTTGTGAACATCGCCAATGAATGGCATGTCACGCTTCGGATCGAAACCAACACTGCGACCGAGGGTAACAATCGTGCGTACATCATGATCGTTCCAAAATTCCCACGGGCAAATGCGTCCGGCGCGTTCGTAAGCTCCGCGCAGAATCACATTGTCAAAGGTGGCCCCGTTACCCCAGACCTTCATGTATTTGAGATTATATGCATGCCGGTGAATGAAATGGCTAAGTTCCGACAGTGCATCAGTGATAGGCATCGCATCATCAACGCAGATAGCTGAGCGCGCTTCAGGGCTTTGTTTTAGCCACCAAAGAATCGTATCTCCATCCGGTACCGCGCCTTGATCCATTGAGCTTTCAAGCGAGACGGCTGTATAGAATTCTTGGCCTAGTTCACCTGTTTGAGGGTTAAAAAAGACAGCACCAACTGAGACGATCGGCGCGTTTGGCTTTTTCCCCATTGATTCGAGGTCAATCATTAAGTCGTTCATCTTTAGCTCTCAAATTTCCATGAATGGTTTATTACTTCGGTGGCATCGCCACGGCAGGGGTTATCTAATTTTTGTCCACCACACTGCCCGTACTCGACGTCTACCCAATCTGATATGTCGCTATCGGTAGCGTGTTCCGGAACATCAATTTCTAAGGTTATGATGATTGTCTTAGGCATCAGGCATGATCCTCTTTATGGAAATTTACCCATTCAGTGTCCTCAGGTATTCCAGGGGATAGTAAAGGGTTTGTTGCAGCCAGCATTTCACCGGCTGCACCACTCCGCTGGATTCGGCGAAGCACTTCATAAATCTCGAACATCTCTATTCGTTCATCGCCTATGTCCAGCTCACAGGCCAACTTATGGCATTCACCGGCCAGCACCGCTACCTTCTGGAGGAATTCTGATTTAGTCACAGCTTCACCTCCTGTTGTGGTGCTGCTGAGATCATCGCTGCCCAGCATAACTTGGCCCGATGCGCCGCTTGTTCGCAGCCACTCATTTTCTGATACGCCTCCCACACTTCAGATTTACTGAAGAATTCGTCTGGCTCCGACTCGAAGCCTTCGATAACCATCTTCTCCGTCGGCACAATCGGTACCAGTTTCCAACCATCCGGAATCACCGGAGAGTTGCTGCAGCGCGAATCGGCATTTGAGGGCAAAGAATCTAATGCTGACGCGGGCTGCATGGTGCAGCGCGACTCGGTGTTTTCGGCACCCAGATGCATGGCGGTGCGGCAGGCGTTCCAGATTTTCTGTGCCAAAAATTTATCCCCGATGTTATGCGCCAGAAGACTGACAATCTGACCAGCCAGACCTTTTGGCATTTCTTCTGGCACTACCGGCGTTGGCGGTGCGGATCAGCAAATTTATTGGCCTCACCACCAATAGCAAACAGATAGCCGCTGCCTCCATTCTTTACATCACGCAATTCATCCGCATCAGTCCACGCCACAGGCTCCACTTCAAGTGACGCCAGCACACGCTTAGCCAGACAGCATTTCTCTTCGTCACCGTATGGATTGTCCGCTATTTCTTTGAGGCGGCCAGTGCTTATATCGCCGCCGTCAGCGCGAAAAGGTTTAGGTGTTGATGGGCAGTTAGTCATTCCAGGCCTCCAGCTCGTTCTGAATCTCTTCGTCTATTTCGTCGTTGCTGGCCTCTTCATTGAGGTAGCTCAGTGCTTCTTTCCTGTACTGCTCACGACGGCTGCTGTCGTACCAAACTGAGAATTCTGGAGACCAGCCACGGTCATCGCCGTTTTCAGCAAAAAAATCATGCATTGCGTTGTTATAGGCCAGGCTCTCTACCATGCATTCAGCAGTTGTCAGGGCGCATTCACGGATATAGCCGCGGAGATCGCGCTTATTCCACCACGGACTCACCTTCGAATCACAAAGGCCTTTGAACTCAACTTCCCAGCGGCGGATACAGCGTGCATTTAATGATTTGCTCATGCTGCACCGCCTTCAACGTTACGTAACCAGATGCATACCGCGCCATCTTCGGTGTTGTGAATTGAACCGACAAACCAACCTTCACCGGCTGGCGATTCTGACTGCCAGGCTGAAATATCGTAACCATCAACTTCAGGATCGATGTCTTCTTCATCCCGGTAAACTACCGTCCATTCGAGGCCGTTTTTATCCAGCCAGGCGTTGAACTCATCAGGTGAGATAAATTCACGACCATCGCAAAATTGCTCATAGACGGGGTGAGTCCAGTAGCCGTATTGGTCGCGTTCTACTGGTAATGCCGTAAATTTGCTCATTGGGCTGCTCCTTTGCGGACGTTTCGCAGAAGCTGGTTAAATATCAGCGTTAAGTTATTGCTGCATCCAAACGGCAGATCATTGACGCGGTATGTCGGTATCCCACCGCGTGCGCCAGACTTAACAATTCTCCCTGTTGCATAAAGCTGAGATAGTGCGCTGGCTACGGCTGGCGTCTTTTTACCCATCGCCCTTGCGATTTCACCGCTGGTGGCGTTCGGGTGGCCCTGGAGATATTCAAATACGGTCATTGCGTTTTACCTTTACGTTCCTGTTCCAGTTGCGCCAATGATTCGGTTAATGCTGCGAACGTAGCTTCAAGCCTGGTAGCGACTTCGCGCATAAGCGATGCATGCTTTGGTGGCAATTCAGCCACGGAGGCAAACGCCTCCGCCACGAGTTCTTTTACCTTCATGCGGCGCATTGACGCTGCTCCATCAACTCATTAAAGCGATTTATGAACATGCCGTATGACTGGCCTGGACGAACTGGATTGATGATGAATAGGTCCGTCGGGACAACGCCATCGAGGCATGGCCACACGGAACCTTCGTCAATCTCAAAATCGCGGCGTTCGCTGGCGAGCATCACCAGATCGGCATATTTCACTGTTGGGTGTTGCTCCGTCGGTAGGCCAAATTTCTGGCGAATAGCAGCGTCTACGCGAGCTTCGATCACCTGGTAATCCGGTAACAGGCGCTTAAGCGGTGAGGGAATATCTTGCAGGTAGGCTTCGGCGGCATCATGAAGCAGTGCTTCTAAGGCAAACTCCTGCGGAACGAGATGGCTGGTTAAAACGCTATGCTGGCCGACGCTGTAAAACTCAGGAAGATGCCCAGCAAAACGGCAGATATGAGACAGCGCAGTAGCAATATCCTCGATGACGATATCGTCCTGTTGGATATCGAGGTAATTAAAGTGTTTGCCGGATAATGTCTGAATGTAGCTCATGGTTTTCTCCATATTGGCGCGCTGCACCGCGCAGATTTTGGTTGCACGAATCCCTCGCCGGATGGCGATAATTAATGGAATTACGCTTCAATAAATCCCCGCGGCGCCGGGGATTTAATGCAGAGCAATTAGGCTTTAAAGTTACCGATGAAAGTTTCCACTGATTCACCGTCGAACTTGCTGATCAGTAAATCGCGGAATTCGTTGGCGATTGCTTCTTCCTGGGCTTCAAGTTGGACGATGCGCAGAACAAAGCAGGGTTCATCGCTGGTCAGCAGGCTGTTACGCAAGCTAAAGCGGCGTTCGCCCAGACCTTCATACGGCACACATTTGAATTCGAACGCTACCGGCATTACGTCTTTGCTGCTTGCTTCGACGCTTTGCATGAGTGATTTTTTACCAGCGAAATCACCAGTTTCATGATCCTGCTGGGTTGCTTGTTGGATAGTGATACGACGCACGGCCTGAGCCGCCTGAGAAATCTCCATCGTCTTACCATCAGCGTCAAACGCCAGCAGGTAATCGCTCCAGTCTTCCAGCCATTCAGCGATCTGCTTCTGTTTCAGTCGCTGACCGTTGATCTGCAGAAGTGCACGGAACGGAGCGGTTTGTTTCAGGCTGATCGAAGCAATGTTGTCCGCATGACCAGGATTATCCAGCGTGCCGATATTGAAGATGGAACGGGCGGTCATATTGTCAGCATCGATAAAGCAGCGAGCTTTCTCGGTTGCGCTGGCGTATCCCTTTGAGTAACGGACAAAGTCTTCAATGCTGGTAGTGCCCATGGCACCACGGAAGCGGAAGCGCTCCAAAGAGAAGCGTTCAAGGCTTTCTACGTTTGTGCCGTCCGGAAGCAATGCAGTCGGGCAAGCCAGACCATGGATATCATTCAGATGATAGCCGGATAAAACCAGGTCTTTGACCTGCTGAAAGGTACCGCTGTCTAACTGAGGCATAAAAAAATCCTTATTTACAAATGATCGAAGTGGTTACAGTGAATTGGTTAAGGCGGTTCACTGAGCCGCTTTAAGCTTTCCGTCAACGCCGCCGTTGATCCCGAACAGCTGCCCCTGATCTTCCTGCAGGATGGTCAGCTTGCCGCCTTTGTTAACCCACATTGGTGTTTCGGTGGTGTCTTCTTCGGAGGCTTTACCGCGAGGGGTTGGGGTGACGTAGTTCAGCTTATGCTTGATTTTGACGCGCTTCTCTTCGAAGGAGTTACCCATACGCTCAATATCAAAGGTGAGGACTACTTTGCCTTTGGTTCCGTTGTTCAGAACGCCAAGCGCGGTAGTGTTTAAAGCTGCCGCGATCTTGTTCATGAACACGCCGGCATCCAGTTCGCCCAGGAAATCGGGCACTACGGTCATGCGGTCATTACTCATGGTTTAACCCTCTGTGAGGCGGCTGCCACCGCCAGTGGAACTTCTCCATACACAACAGAAAAGGGCACCTGCGTAGCACTGACGGCTGCAACCACCATTTCTGCGCCCGGGTGGATTGGGGAATGAGCCCGTCGCCCGGTGATGCCCTTGTCTCTTGTGTAAAAAAGGTGCCCACCGATGTGATGGGCAAAGACTACACACAGCAATGATTTTGTTGTGGCGGTGGTGCCTCCACCTGCCGGACCGGCCAGAACCGGCGACGCTACACCTCAAGAAACGTATTCATTTCAATAGTTGAAATAAAAACTTGTTGGCCTCGTCACGTGCGCAGAGCCGCATTACCACAACTGGAAGCGCACTCCACCAGGTAACAAACCGATCCCCATCAGGAAAAGAGGAATGCGCTTTCATGTTGTGTTGTGCTGGTCGGTGCTGATCTCCAACTTTCGGGATGGTTTTGCCATTGCCCCGCGCGGGTTAATAGTCCGCTGCACATCAGCCTGTGCATTCACCACAACGGTGAGAGCACTGTTAACCTGCTTTACCGCGTCGCGTCTCACGCAGTCCGATAATCAGCAATGCTCTCGCCTGTTGTGCCCTTAAAAAGCTGGCTGTCACCCTCAATGGGAAAGTGAGCAGCCAGAACAGGGATCACGTCTTATTGCTTTGGCCTGCTTTTAACCACATCAGGCGCGGTGGTTTGGTGTCGACAGAAAAAAATCTAACTTAACTTAGTTTATTGGTCAAGTGAAAACATCAAACTAAACTTAGCTTGATGCTTAGAGGAAGAGCGGGAAGGGATTAGAGTTCGTACTGAACGCCTTTAACTACGCCAATAATGAGGCAGTTACCATTGATCGGGATGTTGGGGTAGCGAGGATTTAGTGGGACTAAAAATTTTTGTGGGCCATCAATGACCAGTTTTTTAACAGTCGCTTCGTTAGTGCCATCAATACGCGCAACAACAATCTTGCCATGAAGGGGTTCGGCATCTGGATCAACAATAACGGTTGCCCCTTCAGGGATTGTTGGGAGGCCATTTGGATTGGTCATTGAATCCCCTTTGACCTCTAAAGCGAACGAGCTATCCCCAATGCGTAGTGATGTTTCAACCCATTTATCAACATCACTGAATAAATCAGCGGCCTTACATTCCGTAAACTGCCCAGCTTGAACCCAGGAAATCACGGGCACACGCCTCATTTTAGTTATGAGGGTACCTTCAAATTCAGTGCCGTAAAGAATGTAATCTATTGATGTATTGAAGAATTTAGCCAGCTTAACCAGCGATTCTCCGTTTGGGATATTCACATCCTTTTCCCAATAACCCACCGCTACGTCACTAACCCCGCAGAACTTACCCAGTTCTTTTTGAGAGGTTTTTGTAACCCTGCGTAGGGCTTTAATGCGCTGACCAACCGTTTCCATGAAAGCACCAAATTTAAAAAAGACTAAGTAATCTTAGTTTTTATTGACCAAAGTTAGATTGGTTATTAATATCTAACCAAACTTAGCTAAGGAGGCTTCATGACAACCGACGAGATTGAACAACATTTCGGCAGCACTGAGAAAGTTGCCGAATTTTTTGGCATCACCAGTGAGGCCGTTTACCAGTGGCGTAATCGCCCCGGACGCTTAATCCCTAAAGGACGAGCTGCTGAAGCTGCGTATCGAACTGCTGGTGAACTGGAATTCAACCCAGAACGTTATGGCAAGAATACAACGCCTAACGATCAGAAATAACCACAGAAGGGAGGACCTAGCCGTGGGTATAGAACCTGAATGGAAAGTAGATAAGCAGCCAGCCTGGCTGGTGGCCGCAATCAAAAAAACGATCACCGAGCTTCCTGGCGGATATTCAGAAGCTGCTGAGTGGTTGGGTGTGACCGAGAACGCGCTGTTTAACCGGCTGCGTACTGATGGCGATCAGATCTTCCCGCTCGGTTGGGCGATGGTGCTTCAACGTGCTGGTGGTTCAAACCACATAGCGAACGCTATTGCACGTCACTCGAACGGTGTTTTTGTGCCATTGGCTGATGTTGAAGAGATTGAGAACGGCGATATCAACCAGCGTCTCATGGAGTCAGTTGAGTGGATCGGCAGGCATTCACAATACGTTCGTAAAGCTACCGCTGACGGCGTTATTGATGCTCAGGAACGCGCCCAGATCGAAGAGAACAGCTATCAGGTGATGGCTAAGTGGCAGGAACATTTGACGCTGCTTTTCCGTGTGTTTTGTGCGCCGGAAAAGAGTGACGCCCGCGAGTGTGCAGCTCCGGGCGTCGTGGCAGACAAATCTTGTATGGAGAAGTAATCCGCATGACCAGTTTAACGGCTTTTAACCGTTTGCCGCAACTCAGGATGATCCCGGTACCGGGCGCTCCGTTGTTTCGGTATGAACGCAGAATAGCAAACCGCTGGGTGCCATGTAACCACAGTCGGGCGGTCGCAATTGTGGGGGTTTACTACAGGAAGGCGAAACGCTTATGCGCGAAGTTAACCGAAGGTTCAAAGACCACAGAGGGATCCCCGTTCGAGTTATCCGGTGGGAGCCAGAGACTCAACGAGTTATCTACCTGCGGGATGGTTATAACCACGAATGTTTCAGCCCGCTCGAACAATTCAAGCGCAAGTTTACAGAGTTAAAGGACGACCATGAGCACTAAATTAACGGGTTACGTTTGGGACGCTTGTGCCGCTTCTGGCATGAAGCTGTCCAGCGTTGCCATCATGGCGCGTCTGGCAGACTTCAGCAGTGATGAAGGGGTTAGCTGGCCTTCCATCGCTACCATCGCGCGCCAGATTGGTGCCGGTGAGAGCACTGTTCGCACAGCCATATCTCAACTGGAAAAAGACGGGTGGTTAACCCGCCAGCAGCGCCGTAAAGGCAACCGGAATGCATCGAACGTTTACCAGCTCAATGTTGCGAAATTACAGGCTGCTGCCTTTTCTCACCTGTCAGATTCTGACGCATCAAAATCTGATGCCTCAAAAACCGACGCGTCAAAATCTGAGGCATCAAAAAACGATGAAAAAGGCGGTTTTCACCCGTCAGAATCTGGGGGGGATCCGTCAGTAAATACAACTACTGATCCATCAGTTAAAAAACCTTCTTGTCCGGTTGCGCCGCAACCAGACCCTGAAGTGATGATCACCGATAACGCCATCCTGGTTCTGAATCATCTGAACCTGGTTAGCGGCTCACGATACCAAAAATCAAAAACTTCTCTGGAAAACATCCGTGCTCGTTTGCGTGAAGGTTACACCGTTAGCGACTTACAGCTGGTGATCGACCTTAAGCATGAGCACTGGAACGGCAATGACGTGCAGTACCAGTACATGCGCCCTGAAACGCTATTTGGCCCGAAAAAGTTTGAGGGTTATCTGCAAAGCGGGATCCGTTGGGACAAGAAGGGGCGTCCACCGCGTGAAAGCTGGGGTGAAAAAAAACACGATCCGATGAAGTTCGGTCCGGTTGATACCAAGATTCCAGAGGGGTTCAGAGGATGAATGAAAATAAATACTGCCGCGCGCTGGCTGAACTGCGTTCAAGACCAGTCCACGAGTTGAAAGAGGTCGGCGATCAATGGCGCACTCCGGATCTGTTGTTCTGGGGTATCAATGCGATGTTCGGCCCTCTGGTATTGGACCTTTTTGCCGACGACAGCAACGCGAAGTGCCCAGCATGGTACACGGCTGAAGATAATGCCCTGACACAGGATTGGTCAGAGCGTCTGGCAGAACTCGGCGGTGCCGGTTTTGGCAACCCGCCTTACAGCCGCTCTCAGTACCACGACAAGCAGGCCGTCACCGGAATGACCCACATCATTAACCACGCTATGGCAATGCGAGAAAAGGGTGGTCGGTACGTTTTTCTCATTAAGTCTGCGACGAGTGAAACGTGGTGGCCGGAAGAGGCAGATCACGTCACATTCATCCGTGGCCGAATTGGTTTCGATCTTCCTACATGGTTCGTGCCGAAAGACGAAAAGCAGCAGCCCACCAGCGCATTTTTTGCTGGCGCTATCGTTGTCTTCGACAAAACATGGCGGGGTGAACGTTTCAGTTACATCAACCGCACCGATCTGGAGGCCAAAGGCCGTGCTTCGATGTCGCTGGCCCAGTTTGCAGTGGGAAGAACGCAAACTGATGCGGCGCCGGAGCTGGACGCTGAGGTAGTGCCGGAGAAATCAGAGGCAGAGCTGCCATTAACCCAAAAAGCCATTCTGGAAACCAGTGGTGTAGAGGCTTGGGCCTGTGTTGTAGCGGCGTTCGGCGAGAAAGACGTGTACACCTTCAGCGAGTCAAAGTTTGGTCATACCTGGGCTGCCGACTCTTTGGAAAACCCTGAATTTACCAATGTTTCACCGCTGACGATCGACAGAGCGAAAAAGCTTATCAGCGAGAGCATTCTGGTGGGGGTTAATGCATGGCTGGAAACATTGCCCTTTGATAGCGATGACGTGAAACAAGACATGTCAGAGCGGTTACGCACGGTTGCCGTTGAGTCTGCGAAAGAATACGGCATTAACCACATTGAATTCATCGCGACCATGGAAAGCCTGGATAAAGCCAAATGGTCAAATATTCGGGGGATCCGCGCCCATGTCCGTGAGACGCAGGAATCAAAGGACAAGGCGTTAAACGAATCGCGCGTTTGGCCTCTTGAGGTTGGACTGGTGTTTAACCAGATTGAAGGGGCTGACGCTCTACCTGTTTCACAGCAGAACAAGCTGAAAGCCAATATCAACCAGCTGTGGCTCGAACGTATGCCGACGAGTGAAATTATCACGACCGCTGGTGGTCTCTTCAACAGCATGCAGGGGGCCGTCAATGCGTGAAATTATCGTTGATAACTTTGCTGGTGGCGGCGGCGCGAGTACCGGCATTGAACTGGCGATCGGGCGTAGCGTGGATATCGCTATCAACCACGACGAAAACGCTATTGCTATGCATAAGACGAATCACCCTGACACGCTGCATTATTGCGAGTCGGTGTTTGACGTTGACCCAAGCGCAGCCACCAGCGGTAAACCTGTCGGCCTGGCCTGGTTTAGCCCTGACTGCCGCCACTTTTCCAAAGCGAAGGGCGCTAAGCCAGTTAAGAAAGAGATTCGCGGGCTGGCGTGGATTGTCCTGCGCTGGGCGCTGGCAGTACGTCCCCGAGTCATGATGCTGGAGAACGTCGAAGAATTTAAGACATGGGGCCCGCTGCTGGATCAAGAATTACGCCCGGATCCTGAGCGTGCTGGTGAAACATTCGAGGCATTTGTCGGCATGCTGTCGACTGGTATCGCGGCGAATCACCCAGCACTGGCTGAGGTTTGTGAATTTCTTGCCATTGAGCCGCACGGCCAGCAGGCGCAACAGCTGATCGCCGGGCTTGGCTATGAGGTCGATTATCGTGAGCTGCGCGCTTGTGACTACGGCGCGCCGACGATCAGAAAGCGTTTCTTCATGGTCATGCGCTGTGACGGCCGCAAGATTCATTGGCCTGAAGCGACTCATGGGGATCCAAAATCACTGGAAGTACAAAGCGGCAAGCTGGCGCCATGGCGTACCGCGGCGGAGTGCATTGACTGGAACATTCCGGCCCGTTCCATCTTCGACCGCAAAAAGCCGCTGGCGGAAAATACGCTCAAACGTATCGCGCGCGGCATCCAGCGCTTTGTTATCGAAAGCGCATCACCTTTCATCGTGAAGTGTAACCACACCACGACGAAAGGAGGTTATGACTGTTTCCGCGGGCAATCGTTGTTAGAGCCATTGCAGACCATCACTAAAAAGCATGGCTACGCGCTGGCGGTACCGCATCTTACTAAATTCCGCACCGGGGCCACCGGGCAGCCAGTGACCGAGCCGGTTCCAACTGTCACCGCTGGTACGTCGGCTCGCCCGGGCGGGAATGGGCATGCGCTTGGCGTAGTTGAGGCCGCCCTGACACCGTTCCTGGCTGGCAATGGCGGCAGTGAGTACCAGGCAAAGCCGCGCCCACTGGATAAACCCGCTCATACAATCCTCAAGCAGTCCCGCGCGTGCGTGGTTGCGCCGGTCATCGCCCGCCAGTTTGGCGCCAGTGTTGGGCACAGGGCTGACGAACCGAGCGCGACGATTACTGCAGGTGGTGGCGGTAAGTCGCAGCTGGTAACTCCAACACTGATCCAGATGGGGTACGGCGAACGCCCTGGGCAAGAACCGCGTGTTCTTCAACTGAATAACCCGCTCGGCACGGTCACTGCTGGTGGTAATAAGTTTGCAACGGTGAGCGCGTTCCTGGCGAAGCACTATGGTGGGAATTACACGGGGCCGGGTGTTGGTATGGATGAGCCTGCCCACTCAGTCACTACTGTTGATCACCACGCGGTAGTTGCGTCGCACCTGGTGAAACTGCGCGGAACCTGCCGCGACGGTCAGACCATGGATACACCTATGCCGACGATTACCGCTGGTGGCCAGCACGTTGGCGAGGTTCGGACATTCCTCGAAACCTACTGCGGTGATAGCGAGGATGAATGGCTGGTGACGATCGAGGGGGTTAAGTACCAGATCGTCGATATCGGAATGCGCATGCTGCAACCGCATGAGCTTTATAAGGCGCAGGGCTTCCCTGACGGCTACGTTATCGATCAGGACTATCGCGGCAATCGTTACGCCAAAGACAAGCAGGTAGCGCGCTGTGGTAACGCAGTACCGCCGCCGTTCGCTCGTGCGCTGGTAGAAGCAAATCTTCCTGAATTATGTGCAAATCAAAAGGCGGGTGCAGCCGCCTGATATGGAGAAATAGCATGAATCAGTTAACCGCAAAGGGTGTTGTGACAATGTCCAGCCGTGAAATTGCCAGGCTGGTGCAGAGCAAACATGGTGATGTGAAGCGCTCAGCTGAGCGCCTTGCATCTGCTGGTATTTTAACCGCGCCGTTGGCGCACACCCCCTACACACACCCGCAAAACGGGCAAACATACGAGGAGTATTGGTTCAACAAACGTGATTCTCTGGTGATCGTCGCCCGGCTGTCGCCAGAATTTACCGCCGCTGTTGTCGATCGCTGGCAAGAGCTGGAGAACAGTCAGGCCGTAAGTGTCCCGCAAACATTGCCGGAGGCATTACGCCTCGCCGCGGATCTGGCCGAGCAGAGAGAACAACTGGCCCAGCAGTTAGCCGCTGCCGCGCCGAAAGTTGAGTTTGTCGATCGGTATTGTACTGCTAAAGGCTCAATGTCTTTCCGCCAGGTGGCAAAGCTGTTGCAGGCCAAAGAGACCGATTTCCGCTTGTTCCTCATTGAGAGCGACATTATGTACCGGCTCGGCGGAGTGCTGACACCGCGGCACCAGCACATTGCCGCCGGGCGGTTTGAAGTTAAAACTGGCACTTCGAGCGAAACTAACTACGCCTTTAGCCAGGCACGTTTTACACCCAAAGGCATCGAGTGGATCGGTGGCCTGTGGACGGCACACATCGCTAAGGGGCATGCCGCGTGAGAGGACTGTTTACAGCCGAGACTGTTCCGCGCCTGGGGCTTGTGGTGTTAAAGCCGGGTAGCGAACTGATGTCTCTGTTTCAACAGGGGCGTGTGCTGGTGGAGCCTCAGCCAAAAAGCATGGCTGGACTTCCGTCGGGGCTCGTCCCTGATGCCAGGCAGCCGCTGGCAGAAGATGAGTCCCTCGAGGGATTCTTCACCGACGAGAGAGTTATCCGTGCAGCAGGCGGTTTGAACGCGTTGGAATCTTGGTTAGAGCGTAACGTGAAGGAATGCCAGTACCCGCACACTGATTATCACCATCATGAGCTGGTAACGATGCGACATCCCCCTGGATCAATGTTGCTCTGTTGGCATTGCGATAACCAGCTGCGCGATCAAACCACCGCGGCGCTGGCAGAGCTGGCCCGGCGTAATCTCATTAACTGGCTGATCAGTTCCATCCTGTCATCGCTTGGCTATAACAACGAGCGTGAATTATCCCTCGGTGAATTGTGCTGGTGGGCCGTTTATTCAGGCATTGCTGATGCAATCACGGAAAGGATGGCCCTGCGTGCGCTTCGCTTACCGGACGAGCCGTTTTTATCCGTATATCGAGAAAGTGACATTGTGCCGATGCCCCCCGCAAAAAGCATTTTGCAGAAGAAGGTCACCCCTGCAGTCACGGCTGCGAAATTAAAGCATGGAGCAAATCAGGAAGTGGCTTATGACCAGCCAAAGGTTCTGGCTCTGCATGCGGATCCTGAATCTCCTGAATCATTCATGTTGCGCCCAAAATACCGCAGGTGGGTGAATGAGGACTATACCCGGTGGGTTAAAACCCAGCCCTGTGAAGGTTGCCGGCGGCCAGCGGATGATCCACACCATGTCATTGGTCACGGCATGGGCGGTACCGCCACTAAAGCCCACGATTTGTTCGTGATCCCTCTGTGCAGAGAGTGTCACGACAAATTACATGCTGATGTTTCAGCGTTCGAGAAAAAACACGGTACCCAGCTGGAGCTGCTATTCCGGTTTATGAATCGAGCGCTGGCGATCGGCGTAATAACAAAAGCGTAATTGTATGGAGCGCTGAGCATAATGAATTTACAAGAACTGGAATTTACGCGGATTGAACTGCGCCGCGCGCTGGCGGAATTATCAGGATCGACAAAAGGACAGCTGCAGGCGTTTAGTGAGCATCCACCAGCAGATAAGAACAAATACCCCCGGCACCATCCTGAAATCGTCATGGAGGGTGGGGAAGGTTGTGGGTCAAAGGTTGTAAAAACGCTGGCCACTCCACTATATGTTCTTGAGACAAGGAGCCGTCGTCGACCTTTACCGCCTATTAAGGATACGGAGTTCGCTTGTTCAGCATGGCGTCGGTCGGTGAATGGTCTGGGGGAGCATTTGCAGGCATGGGTGCGGTATTGCTATGGGTATGACCTGACTTTCCGGTACCAGACGTTAATGTGCCAGTACGTGTGGGAACAGTTTCAGCGTCAGCATAGTGGCAAAAAAATACAGGGCCGTGTCACTAAAAAATTAATAGGGCTTGTCTGGCTGGCGGCGCAAGAAGTTGCTGCCTCGCGTAATAACGATACCTATCAGGAGTATGCTGGTGCAGCTCTGGCGCGCATGGTCAGCGTTGAGCGTTCCACCTGGCTCAGAGTGTATTCAGGCCACTGGGCGGCTTTCAAAGCGTCGTTTGCTGAAATGGACAGCCAGGCACTAAGCGAAATTTTGTCACGGTACGAAGAGTACCAAGAACTGAAAGTGGCGGAAATGTGAGGTAACTTTCACTAACTCCCTCAATTGGGCTTGCAAAATGCAACAAAATGAGCCATATTTGAAGCTAATTTGATATTTTGTCATAATTATATCTAACCTCGCCTCGGCGGGGTTTTTTTATGCCTTTTGTATCTAAAGCTTGATGCAAAAATGAACCAGAGTTATCTGTGTGTCACACGATAAAAAAGGGGAAAAGGCATGCAAAATCAACCTTATATGACAGAAGAAGCAAAGGCGGTTTTTAACGAACTCAGCGCTTCACCAGCGACAGCTGGGGAAATTGCACAGAATACGCACCTAAGCCGAGAGAAATGCCAGCTCATCCTGACGCAGCTGGTTATGGCGGGGTTATCAGATTACCAGTTTGGATGTTACAAACGCCTCCACTGAAGGGGGCATTCTGCTGTGGAAATGGGCGGCTGGTGGGTGTTGTAGCACCCAACCAGCCATTAGCTCATGCTTTCAGGTCACAAGCTAACCAAGGCCCACTGCTTTAGCGCAAAAGCATAGTGAGCCTATCAGAGTTACGCTTACGGATCTATGAAAAATACTGTAAATATAAACAGTGTTGAGCTTGTCAACGCTGACTGCCTGCAATACCTCGCAACCCTCCCAGATAACACCATCGACCTTATTGTTACGGATCCGCCTTATTTTAAGGTGAAGCCGAACGGCTGGGATAATCAGTGGAACGGTGACGCCGACTATCTTCGCTGGCTTGATATGTGTCTTGCCCAGTTCTGGCGAGTGCTTAAGCCTGCCGGCAGCCTGTATTTGTTTTCAGGTCACCGACTTGCATCCGATATCGAGATCATGATGCGTGAACGCTTTAACGTCATGAACCACATTATCTGGGCGAAGCCATCAGGGCGCTGGAACGGGTGTAATAAAGAAAGCCTGCGCTCTTACTTCCCCGCGACGGAACGCATCCTTTTCGCTGAGCATTATCAGGGGCCATATAAGCCGAAAAGCGACGGATTTGCTGAGAAAAGCAACGAAGTAAAACAGCACGTCATGGCTCCGTTAATCACCTACTTTCGGGATGCACGAGCCGAACTGGGGGTCACGTCCAGGCAAATAGCTGACTCCACCGGAAAGAAAAATATGGCGTCTCACTGGTTCGGTGCCAGTCAGTGGCAACTACCGAACGAGCAGGATTACGGAAAGCTGCAGGAATTGTTCACTCAGATCGCCATTGAGAAGCACCGCGCCTCTGAACTCAAAGCACCGCATCATCAGCTGGTGGCCACATGGCATTCGTTGAACCGGAAATACCTTGATCTGCTGGAAGAGTACAAATCTCTTCGGCGGCATTTCTCTGTGACAGTAGCCGTGCCCTATACAGACGTCTGGACACATAAACCCGTCCAGTTCTATCCAGGCAAACACCCGTGCGAAAAGCCCGCTGATATGTTGCGGCAAATCATCAACGCCAGCAGCAGGCCCGGCGATGTGGTAGCTGATTTCTTTATGGGCTCGGGATCAACCGTTAAAGCAGCCATTGAACTGGGCCGCCAGGCTATCGGCGTAGAACTGGAAGAGGAACGTTTCAACCAGACGGTAAGTGAGGTAAGGCAGCTGGCAGGGGAATAAAAGCTTGGGTCGCTATCGCGGCCCTTTTTATTACCTCAACTGGACACCCGCAACGTAGCGAGGTGAGAGCATGTATCGAATGGAAAAAATCACGACGGGTATTGCATACGGCGCATCGGGAGGGGGGACCGGATATTGGTTGCTTCAGCTCCTCGATAAAGTCTCCCCATCTCAATGGGCGGCCATTGGTGTGCTCGGTAGCCTCATGTTTGGTTTGCTGACGTGGTTAACGAGTCTGTACTTCCAAATCAAAGCGGATCGCCGCAAAGCTGCGCGGGGTGAATGATGTCGAACAAAGCAAAGCTCAGTGCAGCAGTGCTGGCGCTAATCGCGTCAGGGGCATCTGCTCCACTCATTTTCGACCAATTCATCAGCGAGAAAGAAGGTAATGCGCTGGTGGCCGTTGTTGATCCGGGTGGAGTCTGGTCTTTATGTCACGGCGTGACCGTTATCGATGGCAGGCGTGTTGTTAAGGGCATGACGGCCACTGAGGAACAATGCCGGAAGGTTAACGCTATTGAACGCGATAAGGCATTAGCCTGGGTTGATCGCAATATCAAAGTGCCTCTTACAGAGCCACAGAAGGTGGGTATCGCATCCTTCTGCCCGTATAACATCGGCCCCGGTAAATGCTTCCCATCGACCTTCTATAAGCGCATCAACGCAGGTGACCGCATCGGTGCATGCGAGGCAATCCGCTGGTGGATTAAAGACGGTGGCCGTGATTGCCGTCTAACCAAAGGCCAGAAGAATGGCTGCTATGGTCAGGTTGAGCGACGGGACCAGGAAAGCGCGCTGGCGTGCTGGGGGTTAGACCAATGATCAGCGAGTCGGTTAAGACTTGGTGGAAAGCCGCCACGGTTTCAGCGCTTCTCATTGCCTCATTCGCCGCAGGTAGTGTGTGGACGGAACGAGCATGGGAAAAGAAATGGGCGGATCGTAATAGTGAGGAGTCTTCTCAGGCAGAGAACGCTCAAACGGCTGCCCGTATGATTGAACAAGGGCGAGTGATCGCTCGAGATGAGGCTGTTAAAAATGCACAAGAACAGGCTGCAAAAGCGGCTGAGAATGCTGCTGGCCTGTCTGCCACTGTTAGCCAGCTGCGCACCGAAGCAACAAAACTTGCCACCCGCCTGGACGCCGCAAAGCACACCTCAGGTCTTGCCGCTGCCGTCGGAAGCAAAACAACCAGCGCTAACGCCGCAATGCTCGCCGACATGCTCGGAAGCATTGCAGAAGAAGCTAGATACTATGCTGGGCGATCTGATGAAAGCTACCGGGCAGGAATGACCTGTGAAAGGATTTACGACTCGGTCAGAGATTCAAGCCGGTCAGCTATCCCCGGAAAGGGATAATGCAACATTCATCGAATGAACCCATCAAATGCTATCGGTAATCATTATCATTTGATGGGTCCTCCCGGCGGGGTGGCCTACCACGGGGCGGCGCGCTCGCGGGAAACGGCTAGTTTTTCGGATCCAGGGTCATCATCATCATGTGCGCAGGTCTTTGATTTAATTAGAGGCCATTTTCGCAACATGTCGAATCGTTCAAAAAGTGTTCACCATCATGGACCAGGAAATTGCCACTTTAAAACTCAATATCAACCAGCTGGCAGGGATAACCGGCGTACACCGTCAGACGGTTGCCGCGAGACTGAAAAATGTTGAACCTGCTCCAGGCAGCAATAGCAAGTTAAAGCTCTATCTGGTGACCGACATTCTGACCGAACTGATGATCCCTACCGTTTCGGCCAACATCGACGATATGCCCCCTTCTGACAGGCTGTCCCACTGGAAAGCAGAGAACGAGAGGCTGAAGTTCGAACAGGATACGGGGCAGTTAATACCCGCAGATGAAGTGGCGCGAGAATTCTCATTGATGGCGAAAGCCGTCGTCATGGTACTTGAAACCCTCCCGGATGTGCTCGAGCGCGACTGTGCTTTAACGCCTGCTGCGGTAGTTCGTGTGCAAAGCGTTATCGATGATCTGCGCGACCAGATGGCGGAGAAGGTGCAGGACGCTGGAAAAGAGGAGGAGCAGCCTGAGGAGGACTGATGGCAAAGCGGGCATCCGCCAGGGACATCCGCCGCGATGTTTCCGGTATTTTACGAGCCCCGCGTCGTATGCCGGTGGCCGATGCGGTCAGTACTTATATGCGCGTGCCAATGGGGGCGGGAAACTCAGTTCCGTGGGATCCGGATCTGGCACCCTATGTGATTGAGCCGATGAACTGTCTGGCATCGCGTGAATACGATGCGGTTGTGTTTGTGGGCCCAGCGCGAACGGGTAAAACCATCGGGCTGATTGACGGCTGGATCGTTTATAACATTGTCTGCGATCCGGCAGATATGCTTGTAATTCAGGTATCTGAGGAAAAAGCGCGCGAGCATTCCAAAAAACGCCTGGACCGTACTTTTCACTGTAGCCCTGAAGTTAAAACCCGGCTAAGCCCAAGACGTAACGATAACAACGTCTACGACCGTACATTCCGCGCCGGTAACTATCTGAAGCTGGGCTGGCCATCCGTCAATATCATGTCGTCCTCGGACTATAAAAGTGTGGCGCTGACGGATTATGACCGCTTTCCGGAAGATATCGACGGGGAGGGGGATGCTTTTTCACTGGCATCGAAACGAACCACGACATTCATGTCCTCCGGGATGACGCTGGTTGAGAGCTCGCCCGGGAGGGATATCAGAGACACAAAATGGCGGCGCTCCACGCCCCATGAAGCCCCTCCGACCACCGGAATTTTATCGCTCTATAACCGTGGTGACCGCCGTCGTCTTTACTGGCCATGCCCGCATTGCGGCGAATATTTCCAGCCGGAAATGGACAATATGACCGGATACCGCGACAGCAGCGATCCTGTGCTTGCCAGCGAAGCGGCGTTTCTTCAGTGCCCTGCCTGTAAAGGCAGGATCACACCGGACATGAAGCGTGCGCTTAACATGAAATGTGTCTGGCTCCGGGACGGGCAAACCATCGACAGGAAAGGCCTGGTTAGCGGTGATGGCCGTCGTTCCCGTATTGCCTCCTTCTGGATGGAAGGTCCGGCAGCTGCTTACCAGACCTGGGCGCAGCTTATTTATAAGTTTCTGACCGCCGAGCAGGAATATGAATCCACGCGCAGCGAAGAAACCCTGAAGACGGTGATCAACACCGATTTCGGCAGGCCCTATTTGCCGCGAGCCAGCATGGAGCAGCGTAAAAGTGAATTGCTCGAGCAGCGTGCCGAAGACGTCCCAAAACGTTCGGTACCGAACGGCGTGCAGTTTCTCACTGCGACCGTGGACGTGCAGGCCGGGCGCAACCGGCGCTTTGTTGTGCAGATTACGGGTTATGGAAGTATGGGTGAGCGCTGGATAGTTGACCGTTACAACATCCGGCATTCGCTGCGCTGCGACGGCAACGGTGAAAGCATTCAGGTGGATCCGGCGAGCTATCCGGAGGACTGGGATCTTTTACTCACTGACGTCTTTGATAAAACGTGGCCGCTCGCAGCTGACCCATCAAAGGGCATGCGGCTGATGTCGATGGCCGTGGACTCAGGGGGCGAAGATGGCGTGACGGATAATGCCTACAAGTTCTGGCGCAGATGTCGCCGTGAGGGGCTGGGTAAGCGTATCTATCTCTTCAAAGGGGACAGCGTCAGGCGCAGCAAACTTATCCAGCGAACGTTTCCCGACAACACGGGCAGATCAACGCGCCGCGCACAGGCGACTGGTGATGTGCCTCTTTATCTTCTCCAGACCGATGCCCTTAAAGACCGGGTGAATAATGCGCTGTGGCGTGATTCACCCGGCCCTGGCTATGTGCATTTCCCCGCCTGGCTGGGCAGCTGGTTCTATGACGAACTGACGTATGAGGAACGCTCGAATGAAGGGAAATGGAGTAAGCCCGGCCGGGGCGCAAACGAAGCATTTGACCTGCTCGTTTATGCCGACGCGCTCGCCATCCTTAGTGGTTACGAAAAAATCAAATGGCCGTCAGCTCCTGAGTGGGCACGGCGGGAAACGTGGATCGAGGACACGCAGACGGAAGCTGGCGAAATGCCATCCCCGCCGCCTGCGCCGAAATCTAAACCAAAACCAAAACGTGAGAAGCCCGTAACCGAGCAGGCTAATCCGTGGTCTTCGTCAGGAGGTTGGGTGTGAATCCAGCAGATATTCAAAACATGATCGACCGCTATGCTGCAGCCGAGCTGTCTGTTCTGGAGGGGAAATCAATCACTTTCAACGGGCAGCAGATGACGCTCGAAAACCTGTCGGAAATCAGAAAAGGCCGTCAGGAATGGGAGCGACGACTGGCAACGCTCAATAACAAACGCCGTGGGCGACCCGGCTACAGGCTGGCGAGGTTTGGATGAGTTTTTTAGATGATGCGATTGGCCTGTTTTCACCAGGCTGGAAAGCCTCACGCCTGCGTGCCCGCGCAGTTATTAAAGCGTATGAGGCGGTAAAGCAAACGCGTACCCACAAAGCCCAGAAGGAAAATCGTTCAGCCGATCAGCTCAGCCAGATGGGGGCGGTTTCGCTGAGGCAGCAGGCGCGCTGGCTGGATAACAACCACGATCTGGTGATCGGCGTTTTCGACAAGCTGGAAGAAAGGGTGGTGGGTGCGAAGGGCATCATAGTTGAACCGCATCCGATGCTGAGTAACGGGAAGATCGCTAAAAAGCTGGCCACTGATATCCGCCGAAAGTGGGGCGAATGGTCCGTAAGGCCAGATGTCACAACCCAGTTTACCCGCCCAATGCTGGAGCGGCTGATGCTGCGAACGTGGCTCCGGGACGGTGAGGTATTTGCTCAGCTGGTTCGCGGTACCGGAAATGGTCTTCAGCCGGTTGCTGGCGTGCCGTTCTGGCTGGAAGCGCTGGAGCCGGACTTTGTGCCGATGAACAGCGATGCTGCCACCCAGCTCAATCAGGGCGTTTTTGTCGATAACTGGGGACGCCCGAAAAAATATCAGGTCTATAAAAGCCTGCCAGTATCCGGGCGTCAGTTTGATACCAAAGAGATAGATGCAGAGAACATGCTGCATCTCAAATTCACCCGACGCCTGCACCAGACCCGCGGAACGTCTCTTTTGTCTGGTGTTCTGATGCGTCTGAGCGCGCTGAAAGAATACGAGGACTCGGAGCTTACTGCTGCCAGAATTGCTGCGGCACTCGGCATGTATATCAAAAAAGGCGACGGACAGAGCTTCGATTCTGATTCAAGCAGCGATGACCGCGAGCTGATGATTCAGCCCGGTATGCTCTATGACGAACTGCAGGCCGGGGAAGAAATCGGGATGATTAAATCCGATCGCCCGAACCCTAACCTCGAATCTTTTCGTAACGGACAGCTGCGTGCCGTGTCCGCCGGCAGTCGCCTCAGCTTTTCCAGCACATCCAGAAACTACAACGGAACGTACAGTGCCCAGCGGCAGGAGCTTGTCGAGTCAACCGACGGCTATCTGATTCTTCAGGACTGGTTCATCGGTTCAGTGACCCGGCCCATGTACCGAGCCTGGCTCAAGATGGCTATTGCTGCCGGAGAAATCAAGCTGCCGAGAGGCATTGATATGGACTCGCTTTATAACGCGGTTTATTCGGGGCCCGTTATGCCGTGGATTGATCCCGTTAAAGAAGCGAATGCCTGGAAAACGCAGATCCGCGGCGGTGCTGCTACTGAATCCGACTGGATACGTGCCAGCGGTCGCAACCCGGATGATGTTAAGTCACGCCGTAAAGCTGAGGTTGACGAGAACCGTGAACAGGGCCTGGTGTTTGACACCGACCCCGCCAATGATAAAGGAGGCACCAGTGCCGAAGCCAAAGAACCGGGCGCGCCACCGTCCGAAAGCCAGCGCAAAAAGTAATTCGTGGTTCCGCATGCAGGCCAGCAATAACAGTGAGGCCGACATTTTTATTTATGACGAAATCGGGTACTGGGGCGTAACGGCGAAACAGTTCGTCAATGATCTCCGGGCACTTGGGGACGTCACCCACATCAACCTTTATATCAACTCGCCCGGTGGTGATGTCTTCGACGGAATTGCTATTTATAACGCGCTGAAGCACCACGGCGCGGCGATTACCGTACATATCGACGGTCTGGCGGCCTCCATGGCCTCGGTGATTGCGATGGTAGGCAATCCGGTCATCATGCCTGAAAACACGATGATGATGATCCATAAGCCCTGGGGGTTTGCTGGTGGTGACGCGAGCGATATGCGCGACTATGCGGATCTTCTCGACAAGGTTGAATCCGTTCTTATCCCGGCTTATGCACAGAAAACCGGAAAATCCACCGAAGAAATTGCGGCAATGCTGGAGGACGAAACCTGGATGAACGGCAGCGAGTGCCTTGAACTGGGTTTTGCCGACCAGGTGACACCATCCCTTCAGGCTATGGCCTGTATTCATTCAAAACGTATTGAGGAATTTGAAAAAATGCCAAAAAGCATTCGCAACATGATCACCCCGCCGCGCAACACTACCCAGCGTGACCCGGTTATTACCCAGCCTCAGGCACCGCAGGCAAACACAGACCCGGCACCGGATGAAAATGCGATCCGCGCGCAGGTGTTGGCTGAGCAGAAAACCCGTGTTAACGCTATCGGCGATCTCTTTGCCATGTTCGGTAATAAGCACATGGAACTGCAGAATCAGTGTGTGGCCGACCCTGATTGCTCCGTCGATAAGGCGAAAGATTTGCTGCTGGCAGAACTCGGTAAAACGGCCACGCCGTCCAATAAAACCACTCAGCCGCATATTCATGCGGGCAACGGTAACTTCGTCGCGGATGGTATTCGCCAGGCACTGATGGCGCGTGCCGGGTTCGAAGGTCAGGAGCGGGATAACGTTTATAACGGTATGACGCTGCGCGAGTATGCGCGTATGGCCCTGACAGAAAAAGGTATCGGCGTGGCCAGCTACAACCCGATGCAGATGGTTGGCCTGGCGCTGACCCACAGCACCTCTGACTTTGGCAACATTCTGCTTGATGTTGCGAACAAAGCGCTGATTCAGGGCTGGGACGAGGCGCAGGAAACCTTCGAGCAGTGGACCAAAAAAGGCCAGCTGTCGGACTTCAAAACGGCGCATCGTGTCGGTATGGGTGGGTTCCCTTCTCTGCGACAGGTTCGCGAAGGGGCTGAGTACAAGTACATCACTACCAGTGACAAAGGCGAAACCATCGCGCTTGCCACGTATGGTGAAATCTTCTCAGTAACTCGCCAGGCGATCATCAACGACGATCTGAACCAGCTTACCGACGTACCGATGAAGATGGGGCGCGCGGCGAAAGCAACGATTGGCGATCTGGTTTACGCCATTCTGACCAAAAACCCGAAACTCTCAGACGGAAAGGCGCTGTTCCATGCCGATCACAAGAACCTGAGCTCGGGTGCAATTTCTGTGGCCAGCCTGGACGAATCGCGCAAGCTGATGCGTCTGCAGAAGGAGGGGGAGCGAACCCTGAATATCCGTCCGGCCTACATGCTGGTGCCCGTCGCCCTGGAAACTCTGGCAAATCAGACCATCAAGTCGGCCAGTGTTAAAGGTGCAGACATCAATGCCGGGATCGTTAACCCTATCCAGAACTTTGCAGAAGTCATTGCCGAACCACGTCTGGATGAAGCTGATGCGAAAGCCTGGTATCTGGCTGCCGCGAAGGGCACCGACACCATTGAGGTCGCTTATCTCAACGGCGTCGACACGCCATACATCGATCAGCAGGAAGGCTTCACCACTGATGGTATCGCCACGAAAGTGCGTATTGATGCTGGCGTGGCGCCGCTGGACTATCGCGGCATGACCAAATCCTCTGGTCAGTAAAAAACAGTCCTGACAAACAGACGCCCGTAAGGGCTTTTTTTATACCTGAAACCAGCCTCGAAAGGGGCTGAATGGAGAAGTTATGGCTAAGAACTATGCGCAGGACGGGAAAACGATCCCTCTGGTAAACAGTGGTGCAACCGATGTTCACAGCGGCGACCCGGTTGTTGTTGGAAAACTTATCGCGGTGGCAATTACCGATATCCCGGCTGGCGATACCGGGGACGGTTTTACTGAGGGTGTTTTCCTCCTGCCAAAAGTATCCGCAGATGCGGTTACTGCCGGGGCGCAGGTGTATCTGAAGGACGGCAAAATCACGATCGAAGAAACGGACGCCGTTGCCGCGGGCATCGCCTGGGAAGATGCAGGGGCAAACACCACCGTTGTTGAAGTTAAGATCAATGCCTAACTCCTTTGACCGGATGGCGGCGCGCATGGACGCGGCCACTATAAAAAAGATGGGAAAGACAGCGATCATCAATGGCAGCAGCTATGACGTTGTTCCCGCCGAGCAACTCGAGGAAATGGGGCCATTGTCGGGAACAGGTACTTCGCTGGTGGTTTTCTCTGAGCTTTACCAGCCACGCCGAAACGACAGCGTCGACTACGACGGTAAGAACCTGATCGTTACCCGCTATGACATGTTCAACGGAAAACCCCGCATCCATCTCGAATGAGGAGGCGCTATGTCTGTGAAAGGACTGGAAAGGGCTATTCAGAACCTGAACAGCCTCAGCCGGTTAATCGTTCCTGAGGCAACCGCAAAAGCACTTAACAGGGTGGCCAGAAGAACGATAAGCCAGGGGAGCAAAGCTGTAGCGAAAGAAGCAACAGTTGATGATAACCGGAAAAAGGGGCTTCCGGTTCGTCTGGTCCGCCAGCGTTCCCGTCTGCGCAAGGCCCGTCACGATCGCCCGGTCGCGTCGATAAAAATCAACCGCGGTAATCTTCCTGCGATAAAGCTCGGCACGGCGCGCGTCAGGCTCTCGCGTAAAAAAGGGGCCAGAAACGGAGCGGGCAGCGTCCTTAAAATCGGGCCCTATACCTTTCGTAACGCTTTTATCCAACAGCTTGCGAACGGGCGCTGGCAGGTCATGCGGCGCGTAGGTCAGGCCCGTTATCCGATTGATGTGGTCAAAGTTCCTCTTGAGACACCGCTCACCGTGGCCTTCACCGCTATTTCAAAGCGCCTTATTGAAAGCGATATGCCCAAAGAACTTTCCGCAGCCCTGAAAAACCAACTGAGGATCCACCTGAAGCGATGAACAGACACAGCGCAATTCGTGCAGCCATTCTGGCCAAACTGAAAGCCGAGATCACCGACACGGTCACCTGGTTTGACGGGCGCCCTGTTTTTCTTGAAGAGCAGGATCTCCCTGCCGTGGCTGTATACCTTTCTGACGCGGAGTACACCGGCGATTCGCTTGACGAAGATTCGTGGCAGGCGGTTGTTCACATCGAGGTATTTCTTAAAGCCTCCAGCCCCGACAGCGCGCTTGATTCCTGGATGGAAGAGAAAGTGTATCCGGCAATGGCCTTCATCCCAGGTCTGACCGAACTGGTCGAGACGTTCACCCCGCAGGGTTATGACTATCAGCGGGATGATGAAATGGCCACCTGGGGTTCAGTCGATTTCACGTACTTAATCACCTATTCAATTTAAGAGGTACTTATGCCTACTCCAAACCCGCTGGCCCCTGTGAAAGGTGCCGGTACCACCCTCTGGCTTTACACCGGAACGGGCAATGCTTTCGCTAACCCACTCTCGGATATCGACTGGAACCGCCTGGCGAAAATTAAAGAGCTGACGCCGGGCGAAATGACCGCCGAATCGTATGACGACACTTACCTCGACGACGAGGATGCCGACTGGAACGCGACGGCCCAGGGGGCAAAATCTGCTGGCGATACCTCGTTCACCCTCGCCTGGAAGCCGGGCGAAGAAGGGCAAAAAGACCTTGTCGCATGGTTTATTGATGGCTCAGTACGCTATTACAAAATCAAATACCCGAACGGTACCGTCGACGTTTTCCGCGGCTGGTGCAGCAGCCTGGGTAAAGCCATTCCGGCAAAAGAGGTCATAACCCGTACAGCGAAAATTACCAATACCGGCAAGCCGGAACTGGCAGAAGAAAGCGGGACCCCGAATATCCCCGTGACAGGCGTTACGCTCGATAAAGCCACGGCAAGCGTGGCCGTCGGCGCAACCACAACGCTCAATGTGACGGTTAACCCAGCCAGTGCCTCAGATACCTCGTTCCGTGTGGCAACCTCAGATGGGGCAAAAGCAACGGTCACCGTTAGCGGTAATGCGATCACCGTCACCGGCGTGGCGGCAGGCACCGCTGACGTTATTGTTATGACCAGCGACGGTAATTTCGTTGCGGTCTGCAAAGTTACCGTAACTGCAGCGTAAGGAAGGACGCATGTTTCTGAAAAAAGAGAAGTTCACCTGGCAAAAAGAATCACTGACCATCTTCGAGCTGTCGGCGCTTCAGCGTATTGAGTACATCACGTTTATGGCCGCAGAGGAAAAGGCCGTCAGCGCTGACAGCGACGGCATCAGCGATCAGGAAATGACGGCCAGGCTGATTGGCTCAAATATTCGCTGCGGTGCGCGTTTGATTGCGATGTCTTTGTGGCATAACGATCCGGCTGGCACGGATGTGGAGACGCTTTACCAGCAGGTGCTTAGCGGCTGGCCGCCGGAGGCGATCGGTAAAGCAGAAATGGAAATAAAGCTGCTCTCCGGCATGCTCGTTCCGGTTGAGGATGACAAAGCTGCCGATCCGGATGCCCCAGCGGAGGCCGAAAGCGCAGAACCCGTTGCGGCGGAAAAGCCCTTGCCAGCGAGCTGAAGTTTGTCCTGAATCTGGCGCGCGAGTTCGGGCGACCCGACTGGCGCGCCATGCTGGCTGGAATGACTTCCACTGAGCTGGGCGACTGGCACCAGTTCTACCGGGAGCATTATTTTCAGGACGCTCAGCTCGATGCGCATTTCTCAGAGCTGCTTTATTCCATCTCCACTCTTTTCTTCCGCGACCCGGAACTTACCCCCGCACATTTCAGCCTGCTTTCTCCTTCCGGTATCGTCATCAGCGATGACGAGCCGGATGATGATGCGCTGATGGCCGCAGCTGAGGGGATAACAGGAGGTATCCGATATGGCCCAGCAGATTAGCGATCTGGTCATCAACCTTGACGTCGACAGCGCCACGTTTAGTGAGCAGGTTGCCCGCATAAAGGGCCAGCTAACCGGGATGGCTGAGGACTCTGAAAAAGTCCAGACGCGAATGCAGCGCGCTTCAGAGCGGCAGGCGGCTGCGTTTAAAACCGTGGGCGACGCTGGCGCGGCGGCTGCCGCAGATATGAAATCCCGCCAGTCGGCCGCAACGGAAGGGCTTACCAAAGACTGGCAGAACGTTTCAAAGTCCGTTGATGAAACTCACCGCCGCGTGACCGAGCTTAATCAGCGCATGCGTGAGAATGACGGGCAGGCCGCTGCGCTTGCCCGTCGACAGGATGAACTTGCGGCATCATTTTTCCGCCAGATCGACGGCGTACGCCAGCTCAATGGTGAAACACAGTCGCTTGCGAACGTGCAGGCGCGCTTTCGCGCAGCGAGGGCACAGGGCAACATAACCCAGCAGGATTATCTCGCCCTTATTTCCCGCACCACGGCCCGTCAAAAAGAACTGCAGATCGTGGAGGAAAAATCGGCCGCAGCGCGCACGCGATTCCTCAGCCAGCTGAAGCAACAGGTTGCAGAGCAAAAGCTCTCCGGTACCGAGCTACTGCGCATGAAGGCGGCGCAGGTCGGTGCCAGCGATGCGGCTGAAGTCTATATCCGCAAGCTCGAAGCTGCCAAAGTCGCCACGCACGGTCTGGGGCTGCAAAGTGCCGCCGCCCGGCAGGAACTGGGAATACTGATCGGCGAGGTCATGCGCGGTAACTTCGGCGCGCTGCGCGGCTCCGGGATCACGCTGGCTAACCGGGCAGGGTGGATAGACCAGCTTCTGTCACTGCGCGGTCTTGGGATCGCCAGCATGGTCGGAGGGATTGCCGCGGCGGTATTCGGGTTGGGTAAGGCCTGGTACGACGGCAGCAAAGAGTCTGAGGAATTTAACAGGCAGCTGATCCTGACCGGGAACTACGCGGGGAAAACGTCAGGGCAGCTGCAGGCGCTGGCGCGCTCGCTGGCAGGTAATGGCATCACTCAGCATGCCGCTGCAGGCGTGCTGGCGCAGGTCGTTGGCAGCGGCGCGTTCAGCGGTAATGACGTCAGCATGGTCAGCAATGTTGCCGCCAGGCTGCAGCAGGCTACCGGGCAGGCCGTTGACGAAACCATAAATCAGTTTAAACGCCTGAAGGATGATCCGGTTAACGCGGTCGCGACGCTCAACGATTCCCTTCATTTTCTGACAGCCACCCAGTATGAACAGATAGCTTCTGCTCAGGCGCTGGGGGATTCTCAGAAGGCTGCCGAGCTGGCCATGCGGGCATATTCCGACGCGGTCATTCAGCGCGCCGGTGCGGTCGAGGATAATCTCGGATCCCTCGAAAAAGCCTGGAACTGGGTGAAGAATGCCGCCTCCGGTGCGTGGGATGCGATGCTGGGCGTCGGGCGTAATCCTGACACCGCGATGAAGCGCCAGGACTCTTTTGCTGAGTGGCAGGCAGCAGAGAAAGAGTACCGCGCGCTGTCCAGCAATCTTAAGGTCGACCCGGATTATGCCGGTAACAACGTTCTGCAGAAAGCGGATGCGGAAAGGCTGAGAAACGCGCGCCAGCAGGTGGAGCTGAAAAAGCAGGCTTACGATCTTGCCGATCAGCAATACGCCCAGGAAGGGCTGGCAGCCGCGCGGGAAAAAATGCGAACGGACCAGCAGGCTCAGGCAATCCGCAGCCAGCAGCAGTTTAACCAGCTGGTGGAGTCCGGCGCGACGGCGGCAGAAAAGCGGGCTTCAGCAGAGAAAAAGCTCAGTCAGCTTATTGAGAAAAACCGCCAGGATGCGAAAGACGGTGTCGCCACGCTGTGGACTGAAAAGGACATTGCCGCGGCCCGCGCCGGGATTGAAAAGCAGTGGAAGGATCCAAAAACACCGAAAGGCAAAAGCTACTCAACGCCCGCCGGGGACAAAGCCGAGGAAAAGGCGCAGGCCGAACTTCTCACCCTTCAGGCCCAGCTTAAAACGCTTGAGCAGCATACCAGCGTGAACGACGTCATAAGTAAACAGCGTCAGGATCTCTGGCAAACTGAAAATCAGTTCACCGTTCTGCAGGAGGCCGCTGGGCGTCGTCAGCTTACGGCGCAGGAAAAATCCCTGCTGGCGCACAAAGAAGAAACGCTCGAGTACAAGCGGCAGCTGGCCGACCTGGGCGATAAGGTTGCCAGCCAGCAAAAGCTCAACCAGCTGGCCGATCAGGCCGTGAAGTTTGAGCAGCAGCAAAAAGCCGCCAGGGCGGGCCTGCAGGCTCAGTCTGAGGGGTTATCCACCCGGGAAGCCGGGCGACAAACTACGCTGCAGCGTCTCAGCGAAAGCTATTCGTACAACCCTCAGGCGCAGCAAAAGGTTCTGGAAGAGCAAAGGGCGACGTTCGAAGCTGAAGATGCCCTGCGTGCAAACTGGCTGGCCGGTGCGAAACAGGGTTGGGCCGAATATCAGGATTCAGCGACAAACGTTTTCAGCTCCGTTCAGCAGATTTCTCAGGCTACGTTCAGCGGGTTGGCGGGCCAGCTTACCAGCCTGACGACAACCGGGAAGGCGAGCTTCAGGGAATTCACCAGCTCGATCCTTAAAATGATTGTGTCCGTTATCAACCAGCTGCTGGTGGCTTACACCATCCAGAGTGCAATGGGCTGGGTTAGCGGCGGGGCGAAAACCTCCTCTGCCGGTCAGTCATTCGCGGTCCAGTCATACCGGCCACAGGGTTTTGACGTGGGCGGTTTTACCGGGCACGGCGGCAAGTACGAGCCAGCCGGTATCGTTCACCGCGGGGAATTCGTCTTCACCAAAGAATCAACCAGCCGCATCGGCGTGGCTAATCTCTATCGCCTGATGCGCGGGTATGCCTCGGGTGGTCTGGTCGGCGGCGGGAACGCAGCCGGTGCTGGCATGGGCGGGATCAGTGTTTATGCCCCAGTCAGCATCAGCCAGCAGGGGAGTGACGGAAGCATAAATCAGGCGAACGCCACGGGGACGGCGAAACAGCTGCAGGCGATTGTTCAGCAGACAATCACCGAGCGACTGAAAAAAGAAATGTCCGCGGGCGGCGTGCTTTATTCGAGGAGGACACAGTGACGGACACGTTTACCTGGCGCACGCGAAAAACAGCGCAGGGCACTGAAACAGCCCGAACGCTGCAGGCCCAGTTCGGGGATGGCTACAAACAGATAGCGGGGATGGGGATCAACGACAAACAGGAAACGTGGAACCTGGACTGGACGGGCACCAGACAGGAGGCGGCTGCGCTGCGCGCTTTCCTGATGTCTCACGTTACTAAATCGTTCTGGTGGACCACTCCATGGGGTGAAAAAAAGCTGTTCAGAATGAAGGCCGATTCGTTCAGCGTTTCTTTCCCTACCGGGAAAAAAGCCACTGTGGCCTTCACTTTTGAACAGGCGTTCGCGCCCTGATTTTCTCGAAAAACACTGAAAGCTGCCTCCGGGCGGCTTTTTTTTATGGGGGGAGTATGAGTTTTACGGCAGACATACAACAGCTTGAGCCCGGCAGCGTTATTCAGCTGATTGAGATCGACGGCACTGAATTCGGTATGGATCAGGTGCTGCGTTTTCATGCGCACAATATTCAGGAAGAGGGGTGGGCAGCCTTCGCCGCAGAAAATCTGCCCGCCATTATCTGGCAGGGAAACCAGTACGATCCCCATCCCTACGAACTTAAGGGGATGGAGTTATCGAGTACAGGTTCCCAGCCAACGCCCACGCTGTCCGTCGGGAACGTCGGAAACTATGTCACCGCGCTGTGTCTTGAATATGACGATATGGTCAGGGCTAAGGTCAAAATCCATACCACGCTTTCGAAGTATCTCGATGCCGCCAACTGGAAAAACGGTAATCCGGGTGCCAGCCCGGCCGATGAGCGCTTACAGCTCTTTTACGTCAATGCTAAAACCGCAGAGACGCGGGTACAGGTTGATTTCGAGCTGTGTTCTCCTTTCGATATTCAGAGCCTGCAGCTGCCGACACGGCAGATTACGCCTGTCTGCACCTGGTGTATGCGGGGCTGGTACCGAAGCGGGACCGGATGCGATTACAACGGCACGAAATACTTTACCAAAGACGGTACACCGACCGATGACCCGTCGAAAGATGTTTGTGGCGGCCGCCGGCAGGATTGTCAGGATCGTCACGGCCCGGATGCGCCGCTGCCGTTCGGCGGTTTTCCGGCTGCAAACCTGCAGGGGAAATAAAAATGCGTGAAAAATTGCTGGATGCTATCCGTCAGCACGTCGCTGCTGAATACCCCAAAGAAGCCTGCGGCCTGATTGTTCAGTCAGGCCAGCAACAAATCTTTATTCCCTGCCGCAACATTGCCGATAAACCCGAGGAGACATTCACGCTCTCCCCGGAAGACCAGCTCGCTGCCCGCGCGCGCGGTGAGATCATCATGCTCATTCATTCCCATCCGGATGTGGTTCGGCTGGTGCCCTCAGAGCTGGACCGGATCCAGTGCGACTGGTCGGGGATTGAGTGGGGGATCATGTCCTGGCCGGACGGGGATTTTTGTACGATTTCCCCGCGTGAAGACCGGGATTATGCCGGGCGGCAGTGGGTGCTGGGTTACGCCGACTGCTGGTCGCTTATCCGTGAATTTTATCTGCGCGAATACGGCATTGTTCTCGGCAATTATTCAGTACCTTACGAATGGTGGGAGAGCGGCAAGGAGCGTCTCTACGACGACAACTGGGAGCGTGAGGGATTCGTTGAGATTGCCGCCGGTGCAATGCAGCCCGGAGATATCATCATGATGAGTGTGCAGGCATCGGTGACTAATCACGCCGCGGTATATGTGGGTGATAACATCATTCTCCATCATCTTTTCGGGCACCTTTCTTCGCGAACGCCTTATGGAAAATATTATCGCGACAGAACGGTCCGGGTAGTCAGGCATAAGGACAGAATGCATGGTTAAGACGCTTATTCTCGAAGGGAAAATGGCTAAAAAATTCGGTAAACGCGTTCAGTTTGACGTTGCCGACCTGCGCGAAATGCTCAGGGCCATGTGTTCACAGGTTCCCGGATTCAAAAAATACATGTCGGAAGCTCATATGAAGGGGATCCGTTTCGCCTTTTTTAACGGCGAGAACAATATCGGGCTGGAAGAGTTTGATATGACCCGCGGTGGAAGCGTGTACCGGATCGTGCCCGTTTATGAGGGGGCCAAAAGTTCGGGCGTCCTGCAGATAGTTGTCGGCGCTGTTGCGCTGGTCGCTGCATTCTTTACCGCCGGTGCGAGCATGGCAGCCTGGGGCGCGGCGATGAGTGCAACAGCTATCAGCGCCACGTCAATTCTGACAGGGGTTGGGGTGTCAATGATGCTGGGCGGCGTTGTCCAGATGCTCACACCCCAGCCATCCTTCGGCGCGGGTAAATCTTCCAGCACGGACAACACGCCTAACTATGCCTTCGGGGCGCCGGTCAATACCGTCGCTATGGGGCATCCTGTCCCCCTGGCCTACGGTCTGATCGAGGCTGGGGGAGCGATAGTCAGCGCCGGTATGTACTCGAGCGATCAGCAATAGTGAAATGCAACATAATAAGATGAACGTTACATTGCAATCACCCTTGGTTATCATGTCCAAAACGATGCCGATCAAGGAGATGAAAGTGAAAAAATACGGTTTGGTCTTATTAGGTGTGCTCTTTATTTCAGGTTGTGCCCCACAAAATCAGAATAACAATTTACAAAAGCAATACGCTGATTTGGCAAATTGTCAAGAGGATAACATTACTATGCCAAAACAAATGCCGCATAGTAAAAAAGAGTTTGCTGAATTTTTATCTAAGGAAGCTCTTAATGCCTCAGCAGATCAGTTCGTTACCCAGAAGCGTATAGAGATTCTGCAATTAGTTGGGTGGGATAATTCGGTTGCTGATGCAATAACGACATGTGGCGCTACCAGAAAGAGCAAGCTGAAAGAAATTGGGTCTAATGTGTTTGAAACCATGAAAGCCAATACTAAAGACACAGAGGAACGTCGTGCTCTTGTTGAGGCTTATAGTTCGTGGGAAGCTTATGTAACCAGTCAAACGCCACTCGCAAAACAGGACTTTGACTCAAAAGTTAGTTATTACAAAAACATGTAATAAGACGCCATCATTAATATTAACTAATAACCCAGCTCAGGCTGGGTTTTTTAATGGGGTAAAAATGCAACTTCTCCATGGTGAAACCATCATACAGGGTGCAAAAGGGGGCGGTGGAAGCGCGCATACTCCGGTTGAGCAACCTGACGATCTGCTGTCGGTCGCAAAATTAAAAATGCTCATTGCCGTTTCTGAGGGAGAAATACAGGGCGACCTGACCGCTCAGAACATTTTTCTCAACGATACGCCGCTGGCAAACGACAGCGGGGAATACAACTTCAGCGGCGTGAAATGGGAGTTCCGCAAGGGCACACAGGACCAGACCTATATTTCCGGGATGCCCCAGGTCGATAACGAACTGGCGGTGGGCACAACTGTCACCACCACCGCGCCCTGGACACGCCAGTTTACCAATCTTTCCCTGGATGCCATCCGCATCAAGCTCAGCCTTCCGGTACAGTATCTCTATAAAGATAACGGCGATATGGTGGGCACGGTCACCGAGTATGCGATCGATTTATCAACGGACGGCGGCGCCTGGAAAACGGTTGTAAACGGCAAATTTGACGGAAAGACCATGACGGAATATCAGCGTGACCACCGTATCGATCTGCCAAAATCCACGTCCGGCTGGTCTGTCAGGGTCAGGCGTATTACGGCTGATGCCAGCGGATCAAATTCGAAACTGGTTAACGCCTTCAAGGTGTTTTCCTATGCGGAAGTCATCGACAGCAAGCTTCGTTATCCTTTAACCGCGCTCCTGTATGTCGAAGTGGACAGCAGCCAGTTCAACGGCAGCGCGCCGAAAGTGACCTGTAAGATAAAAGGCAAGCTGATTAAGGTTCCGGATAATTACGATCCGAAAACCCGAACCTATTCTGGTTCATGGTCCGGCGGGTTCAAAATGGCATGGTCCAATAACCCTGCCTGGATCTTTTACGATCTGGTTCTGGATGAAATTTACGGCATGGGCACGCGCGTGGATGCGTCCATGGTGGATAAGTGGGCTCTGTATTCAATCGCCCAGTACTGTGACGAAATGGTTTCCGACGGCGCCGGTGGCACCGAACCGCGTTTCACCTGCAACGTTTTCATTCAGAGCCAGCAGGACGCCTGGCAGGTACTTAACGATCTCGCCGCGGTATTTCGAGGAATAACGTTCTGGGGTAACGATCAGATTTATGTCCAGGCAGACGTCCCGCAGGACGATGTTGACTGGGTTTATAACGCCTCAAATGTGATCGATGGGCTGTTTACTTATGCGGGCGGCTCATACAAGAATCGCTACAGTTCCTGCCTGGTTTCCTGGTCCGATCCGCAGAACCATTACAGCGATACCGTTGAGGGGGTCTACGATTCGGCGCTGGTAGAGCGTTACGACGTCAGGCAGACGTCCCTGACGGCAATCGGCTGCACCTCGCAAAGTGAAGCGCACCGGCGCGGTCGCTGGGTATTACTCTCCAATGCCAAAGACGGCACCGTATCGTTTGGGGTGGGGCTGGACGGGTACATCCCTCTGCCCGCTGAGATTATCGGTGTCGCCGATCCTTTCCGCTCTGGTAAGGAGAACGGGGGCCGTATAAGCGCGGCCAACGGCCGCCAAATTACCCTCGATCGAGAAATAGACTACGCGGCGAAAGACCGGCTGGTGGTTAACCTTCCCGACGGAAAAGCCCAGACGCGGACAATCAGCGCGGTGAGCGCCGATAAAAAAACGGTGACGGTGGCTACGGCATTCAGTCAGGTTCCTGTGGCGGGCGCTGTTTGGGCGATAGACAGTGATAACCTCGCAATACAGTACTTCAGGGTCACCTCAATCGCGGCTAACGACGACAGTACAGGCGGTTTCACTATTACGGCCGTTCAGCACGATCCAAACAAATATCGTTACATCGATGACGGCGTTCGGGTCGAGTCTCCCCCGATCACCGTCACGCCGATAAGCGTCCTGTCTGCTCCGAAGAATATCGTGGTGACTGAGAGCGATCATGTGTCTCAGGGGCTGACTGTAGCAAGCCTGGACGTGTCATGGGATAAGGTAGAGGGCGCAATCCGGTATGTTGCCCAGTGGCGTAAGGACAACGGGGACTGGATAAACGTTCCGGTTACCAGCGCGCAGGGTTTCTCGGTTCAGGGCATTTATTCGGGCAGCTATGACGTGCGCGTACGGGCGCTGAATGCGCAGGATACGTCGTCACCATGGGGATACGGTGAAACAACTTATCTCTCCGGTAAAACGGGAAAACCGGGTACTCCGCTCAACTTCCTGGCGACCGAAGATGTGGTCTGGCATATCGACCTGACCTGGAAATTTCCGGATGGCTCAGGCGACACGGCCTATACAGAGATTCAGCGCGCCACAACCTCTGACTTTGCCAATCCTGAACTGCTGGTCCTGGTGCCGTACCCGGCTGCAGATTATCAGCATGGCCCCATGCCTGCCGGCGTTCGCCAGTGGTACCGCGCGCGCCTGATTGACCGTATCGGTAACGCCGGGGACTGGACCGACTGGATCATGGGCACGTCCTCGATAGATGTCAGCGAAATAACTAATGACATTCTGGAGGATATGAAAGAGTCTGAGACGTTCAAAGACCTGATCGAGAACGCGGTGGACAGCAATGAAAAAATTGCTGGCATGGCTGACGAAATTAAAAACCATGCCGACGAACTCGAGCAGCAGGCGAAAGACATCCTGGAGAACGCTGACGGGCTGGCTCAGGCCGAAGTGAAGATCGACGAGATTTCTGTGTCGATGGACGGCATGACGGGAGGAGTGAAGAACTCGGCAATCGCGATTATTCAGAATGGGCTGGCGCAGGTGGTAAGCCGTCGCTCGCAGACCGCCACGAACGCCGGGAACAGTGCCAGTATAGACAGAGTGGATACTACGATTGCCGATACCAGCCAGGCGGTCGCACGCGCGCTGGTCACACTGGATGCAGAAGCTGGTGGCAATATCTCTAACTCAACGGACCTGACAGAAACTCTTGCTGATTTCACCCAGGCTTCGGCAACAAAAATCAACACTCTGACTGTTAAATCAGGCGAAAACAGTGCAGCGATAAACGTCAACGCACAGGCTATAGCAGATGTAAACGGTAACCTCAGCGCGATGTATAACATCAAGGTGGGGGTGTCCAGTAACGGGCAGTATTACGCCGCGGGCATGGGGATTGGCGTTGGGAACACGCCGTCAGGCATGCAGTCGCAGGTTATCTTCCTGGCTGACCGCTTCGCCGTCACCACGGCAGCCGGAAATAGCGTAGCTTTGCCGTTCGTGATCCAGAACGGGCAGACGTTCATCAGGGCCAGCTTCATCCAGGACGGTACCATTGAGAACGCCAAAATCGGTAACTATATCCAGTCGAATAACTATGTGGCTGGCTCTGCAGGCTGGAAACTTGATAAGGGGGGCACCTGGGAAAACTACGGCAGCGACGGTCAGGGAGCAAGAAAATCCACCAATGTCACTGACAGTATCAGGGATTCAAATGGCGTGCTCCGCGTGCAAATCGGCAAACTTACAGGGGTGTTTTGATGTCATGGGGTATACAAACATGGGATGCGTCGGGTAAACCCAACAACTACGGTATCAAGCCAGTTTCAGTTGTTGGGCGTATACAGCTGGCTGCCGGACAAAACTCCGGCAGTTGGTCTTTCGCGATGCCCTCAGGAATGAAGGTCGGCTTTGTGCTCTCACTTGATGAAGGTGGAAACAGCGTAGGGAGGCGCATTGTCGCGTCAGGGAACACAATAACCGTAACCGCTGCCTCTTCTGTAGGCCTAGGTAATTACCCGGCCTCTAAGTGTGAGGTGATCGTTTTCATGGAGAAAGTATAGTGTCTGACTTTGGCGCAATGATATTAATGGAGAACGGCAATCCCTTTGTTACACCACAATCAACGCCTTTCTGCCTCTACGGAAAATACTCCTTCAATTCCTCAGCTAATGGCAGCTCTCAGCAGGTGGCGCAATATCTTTCGGTTCCTGACGATTATCCGGCAATGGTCTTCATAAAAACGACTAATACTGCGCAGCCGACCCCGGTCATTTCATATCGGATTGGAGGAAATGTCTATATTAGTGGCGTAAATCCCTATAACCAGGGCTTTACGCTGACAGCATATGTATTTGCAATTTTTCCGCAAACACTTCCCGCGTGGGGATTTGCTATCTGGGATGCCTCCGGGAAGCTTGTTCTGACGAACGAATCAAGGGTGCTTTCTGATCTGCAAACAGTGGGCACGCCAGGTGCAAGCGGCGGGATTAATATTGACCAGACGCTGAGCGGGTCATGGGCTGTTGCGCCTGCACAGCTTGGACAGACCATCGTTGTGAATAACTCCACCCAGCCTCCGACCATCTACACCATCAATGCTTATTCGGCTTGCAGGTTTGACGGGACTAATACGAGGATAAATGCAGGGGGGACCTCCACTGGCACAGGCTCTCCGGGAGGGGTAACGAATACTGGAATTTCCTTAACCGCGATAAATACAGCGGCCTATGACTGATTGATCGTTTTGGGCGATCAATAACTGATAATTGATCTATCAAATCAATTATACCCACCTCTTTCATGTTGGTATTGTCTAAGTTCATGAATACCTCTGGATATCATCAATATGATTAAGCTACTTATCTGCATGGCTGGCGCTGTCATACTTACAGGATGCGCTGGCGTAATTGAGAAACAGGAACCAGTTTGCAGCGGCACTGCAATCGTTGGCGGTCAGGAAACTACGGTTCAGATTTACGGTGTGCGTAAACAAAACAACCAGACGCAGTACCGGGCTGGATATCCTTTCAGCTGGCGCTGGGTAAGTGCGAATACATTTACCGAAACAACCTGCAAATAACCCACTACGCTTAAACATAAACCTCGCTCCGGCGGGGTTTTTTTATTGCCTGGAGAAATTATGCTCTATAACACTGGCACTATCGCAATTAACGGAAATACCGCCACCGGGACGGGCACAAACTGGACGTCACCGGCCAGCCAGGTCCGCGCTGGCCAGACGATCATCGTCATGTCTAACCCGGTGCAGATGTTCCAGATTTCATCTGTGAACAGCGCCACGTCAATGACGGTTACGCCTGCTGCTTCCCCGGCGCTGAGCCGCCAGAAGTATGGAATACTGGTGTCCGACAACATCTCTGTCGACGGACTGGCACAGGCGATGTCGCAGCTTATCAAAGAGTATGACGAGAACATTGGCGCGTGGGAGACGTTCGCCACTACCTCAGCAAACCAGACCATCACCGTTACCATCAACGGAACCTCCGTTAATATTCCAAGTATTGGCGCGCTTGCCAGAAAGGGGTCCAACAGCGATATCACCGAGCTGAAAGGGCTCACTACTGCGCTGTCTATTGCACAGGGCGGGACTGGGGCAAAGACCGAAGCTGACGCTCGCGCAAACCTCGGTTTAGGCGCATTCGTTACCCAGGAAAATCAGAGCATCGTTTATGGTCCTGCACGGGAGCGGGCTATTGTCATTCGTAAAGATGAGTGGGGAGTCGTTATTTCGAATAATGGTAATCCGGTACCACTCGGAACCAGATATGGAGGGACAGGAACAACCACAGGAGATTATTGGGGAGCTTGCACAAACATTGGCGCCATTAGGCCAAAGACGGCACGGTTTGTGCCTGGCGATAGCCCGGTGGATATTTACTGGAAAAACAGTACTGGCTTTATTACTGGTCAGGTTGAAGGTGGAGCCTTAGGTGCCTGGATGGATATTACCTCTGCCGATGAAGCCGCCAGAATGCAGTTAATCGGTTTTTATGGTGACAGTAATGGTAAAAACGGATTTGGCTATAAAGTCTATAACCCAAACTCTCAGGCCTGGTACAATTTTGCCGTAGTCCGCGATACAAACAACACAACCGTAGATAGCAACGGGTTTATCAAAATCGCGTCACCAATCGTGAAGATTTACGGTGATGGAAGATATGAAACTAACGACGAATCAGCAGGGGTTACTGTCACTCGTCAGGATGTCGGCCAGTATCTGATTGAAGGTTGTGAAGCACTCAATTCAGACGCTGCCTGGGGGGGAATCGACGGAGGGTTTGATATCCCCACCGATAGGAATAAACAGCCTCTTATCTGGCTGGACTATGAGGTTAATGCTGACGGTTCGGTGTTGGTAAAAACTTATCACCGCACACATCCAGACGCGCCAGCATTCGCCAGAAATGAGCATGTTGGTTTGGTAGATGGCGATCCTGTTGATATCCCTGCAGACCAATTTGTCAGCGTTCGGGTAGAAATGCCTGTCGATTCTTTATTCAACCAAAAAATGCGGGCTACTGATCCACTAAAGCAGTTTGATATCACTGAATAAAGGTCGGTTTGGGAAACAGCGCCACCAGGAACGTTGGAACGGCTGCCGGAACGGTGGCGGCCGGGGATGATTCGCGTATCACTGGCGCTCTTCAAAAAACTGGCGGAACTGTTAACGGCGATTTGCTCGTTACTCAAGGGCGTAGTTTGGGAGTTTCCACACAGGATGGTGGTAATAAGAATATTGCGCTAACAAACGTTACTGGTGAAGGCACAACAGGTAATTTTGTGAACTGGATAGGGGGGAATTGGTATGGTGGTAGCTGGATTTTTGGTGCCGTGCGGGGAGGCTCAACTGATTTAGACAGAGTGCAGTTGAATGTTAATAGCGGAGTTGGTACGGCTGGTTCATTTTTATTTTATCCCGATGAAAGATTCAAATCATCTTCGTGTAGATCTGATGGGGCTGGTTATGGCGGTTCCTGGTCAGACATTAACACATGGCAAAGAAATATCTCTTTTTTCAGGGGTAACGTAGCAGTTAATAATGATGCTGGTTTTGTTCCCTTTGCCCGCTGGCATAGTCAATGCAGTGGTGGATATTCTTCCACAGTAGGGCTTGGTTCTATAGCTACCGGACCCAGTTCGTGGGCGGATGTAGCACTAATAACACTCGGGGATGGTGGTTCTGCCGGACAGCGTATATTTCAATTCACGACAGCAAACGGTGATATATATGCCAACGCTGGAGGTAATCTTTCCGGTAACTATATTTTCCAGAAGCAGCCTAACTGTGATATTACGCTGAAACACGATGTTAAATATGATGATGGTTATCAGTCATACGCAAATATAAAGAAACTCCTGCCAGCAACTTACGTCTACAACGATGACCCTCGTGAGAGGGTTCGCCGGGGCATCATTGCCCAGGATGTCATGAAGATTGACAGCGAGTACGTCAAACTGGTTCCAGCACCACCGGCGTTCGACAGTGAAGGCAATAGGATTGATGCTGATGATACGCTAGCGCTTGATACGAACGTCATTATGCTTGATACCGTGCTGGCCCTGAACTATGTCATTAAGAAGCTGGAGGCCACACAGAAGGAACTGGAGGAGCTTAAGCTAAAAATAGCGGCATCATGAAGCCTGAGCATTCAGCTGCAGCCCGTTCCGGAAAATGACGGGCTGCATTTTTTCAGTGGCCTTACTCTTTTACAGGGGCTCTCGTAGTATCTTTTTGTCGTTGATTCCAGATGCTGTCCGCGGGCATTTCCACTCGAATACTGACAAACTGGTCACGCGGAATGTCGACCGGATCGCCATCGCTGATACCCTGCAGCTCGTTCCTGGCGAATGCAGGCGCGCCAGGATGTGTTCGATGATAGGTTTGCACCAGCACAGAACCATCAGCGTTTACTTCGTAATCCAGCCAGATAAGCGGTTGTTTATTGCGGTCGGTGGGGATGTCGAAACCGCCATCAATACCTCCCCAGGCCGCATCAGAGTTAAGTCCCTCACACCCTTCAACAAGATATTTTCCCCTAGCCAAGCGGGTTACAGTACAGCCTTCTGATTCGTCGTTAAGCTGGCATGAACCATCCCTGAACAACTTGATAATTGGAGAGGCAGCTTTCAACGTACCGTCTGATGCCCGAGTCGTGTTTCCAGTGTGGTAAAGCTTCATCCAGCCAGTGTCGACACCATCAGCCATCCCCATAAATTGAATGACTTTTCCGCTAAGGATCAGGGCGGCAAAGGATTGTTGCGCAGCAGACGTGGCCCCACTGCCAACATTTCGGTCCGAGAATCTGATACCTGAACCATACATACCCGGCCCACCTGACGTGGTAGGAGAGACGTTACAGAAGCGCGTTCCCTGACTTTTATCCCAGATGTCGCCGATTACTGGTAAAATTTTTGAACCTACGCCAAATGACCCCGTTATCAGCACATTTCCTTCACCCTCACCAGTATCTTTTGTTGCTGCACTTCCTAATTTGGCAATCTTATCGAATCGCGAATCATCCCCGGCCGCCACCGTTCCCGCCGCCGTTCCAACGTTCCTGGTGGCGCTGTTTCCCAAACCGACGTTTTATAGATTGCTCTTGAGCGGCCTGGCCGATAACTTCACCTGATTTTTTTGCAGAAATAACTGGGTGAAAAATATGCAAATTGGCTATGTAAGGGTGTCAACAAATGACCAAAATACGGATCTTCAGCGGCAAGCACTCGAACGCGCAGGATGTGAGCAGATATTCGAAGAAAAAATGAGCGGAACGGTAGCAAACCGACCAGCACTCAAAAAGCTTCTCAAGGCATTAAATGAGGGGGATACGCTGGTGGTCTGGAAGCTGGATCGCCTTGGGCGCAGCATGCGTAATCTGGTGCTGCTGGTGGACGAACTCCGGCAGCGCGGTATCCACTTTAAGAGCCTCACGGACAGTATCGATACATCAAGCCCGATGGGGCGCTTCATCTTTCATATCATGTCAGCCCTGGCGGAAATGGAGAGGGAGTTGATTGTGGAGCGCACTCGCGCGGGTCTGGCTGCAGCGCGGGAGAAAGGGCGAATCGGTGGCAGGCGTCCGAAGCTCACCGAGGAACAATGGGCGCAGGCAGGTCGGTTGATAGCGAATGGTGTCGACAGGAAGCAGGTGGCGATAATTTATGACGTTGCAGTATGCACGCTTTATAAAAAATTTCCTGTGGGATAAATCAGCCATGGTCGGGCAGTCAGCTCATACTGCCACTGCCCGGCCATATTAGAGCCCAGCCTGGCGAACTGTCGGAAATTCAGAAACCAGCCACATATCGGCCTCTTCAAACATCTCCTCCAGCATGCGGTTCAACTTTTCCCGATCGCTTTTGCTGGCATCACTATTTAAACCGTTCGCCTGCATTGGCTTTACCTTCACTTCTGCATCAGGGAAAATCTGGTGCACTCGCTTTGTTAGCTCAGCCAAGATGATCTCTCTGGCCCCTTGGAGCCCTTCAACATTTCGCTTGTCATAAACCAGTTCAACAAACATACCGATCCTCTTATAAGTGAAAAATTGCCTGTGCTTGATCTGTTTTTATAAAAATACTACTGTATATGCATACAGTCAATAAGCGAGTGAGGGTGCGTTCATGCCTCGTCAACCGGATATTCATGCTGCTTTTATTGCGGCCATACAGCAAAACCCGAAGGGCTATCTCTGCCTGCATACAGACAAATTCATCGCTGAACTGCAGGAGAGGCACTGGCATTTCAGCCAGGCGGATGCAAATACATGGATCGAGCGATACCAGCCGGACTTCGCCGATAAGACAACAAATGGAAGCGAGAACCGGTACTGGATCCTGCGTAACATGGGGAGGGTTTTCTAATGGGATTTCCATCGCCAGCCATGGATTACCAGGAGCAGCGCATGACGATAGATGTTATCTGCGGTGTAGACAACAACTGCCGGGTTATTGAAACTTCATGCGGCTGGGCCGTTATTAACGTCAGTCTGAAGCCAGAAAGAGGGGATACGTTGCTGGTTAGCATGGACGGGAGAAACCAGTTCGTGAAGCTAATGGGCCACGCGCTGATCACTCAAGATGGTGAAGCGATAGAAGGGGAAGCTCTGAATGACGTAACGGTACACGGCGTTCTTACACATACACTTAACCAGGTTAAAGACGATAAATCGCCTGTAATGTAG